CACTTGGCCGCGTATCCCGCCCGCCGCCACATTCCCGCTTGCATCCGGTGCCGTGCCGTTGACGGAGCGGACGTAGGCGGTATAGCTTTCACCACCGAGTTTTCCGGCATTCGTTGCGGTCGCTGCATTCCCGGACACAGATACCGGCCACGTCCCTGTTGCATTCGACCCGTCTTTCTTGGCAAGGGCAGTAACGTCCACAACATCACTAAACGTCTGTGCCGTAAGACGAATCTCAACACGGTCACCTGCGCTGTACGCACGCGCCGTAGTGCCTTCCTGTGCCCGAGTTACCGTGAGTACGTCGGTAGACCTAGCCGTACACTTCACAATCTCCAAGTTGTTGGAGGTGTCGATTAGCGTGGCGTAAAAGTAGTCACCAGCACCCAAGAAAGGGAAACGGTCACCGTGCCCAGTAGTCAGCGTAATACTCGTCGCATCACTGGTGATACCAGCAGCGAGAGTACCAAATGCATTGTTTGCGAGTTTGATGCCCATTATGCATACCTCCAGTACTGCCCATTCTTAATCCGTTGAATTGATTTGCGAGACACACCATACTCCTCTGCTATCAAGTGTAGCGGCCTATAATCCTCAGCCAGCAACCATCTTGCTTCTGGACATAATGCCAGAAACGTTGGTCAACCGTTAGGTTCATAGTTTCCTTGGGCTTAGACATGTTATGAAACCGTGACAGTCCAAGTGATGCCCAGCGTATCGGCTGCGCCCTTGTTGATGACTGAGAACACAGTGCGGCAAAGCATGTCACCAGCAGAACCGTCGTTGAACAGACCTGCTTCAGTCACTGCGCCAGTACCAGTACCTGCTGGGAACGTAGCAACATATGCCACGTTGTTGGTGGTAACAGTAGTCGAAGTCAAAGACACACGACCTAGTTCAGTACCAAGAGTGGTGTCTGCTACGTTAGCAGCAGTAGTACCAGAACCAATCGCCATGTGCGACATCGCACCCTTAGTAGTGTCCTTCATGCGTGACGCAATGAAGTTCTTACCAGCCGTAACGACTAGGTTCTTAATCTCTTGCTCATGTTTGATTTGACCGTTCTCGTCGGTTAGGACAATCTTCAGGTCACCCGTCATCTTAATCGTATCGTGCAGCATGGTTTACTCCTTAATTGAGTTGGTTTTCGTTCAGGCCGTATCCAGCAAACATGTAACTGTACGACTCCGTGCGGATGGTATATACGATACCAGCATTTTGGTCTGTTGTCAGCACAAATTCGCCGTTAACAAGCGGTTGGTGAATCAGATGACGGTTCAACATGCCCGGTGTCCAAGCATAGTAGAACTTGTCATCAGCCATCGTAGCGGTATCCGCTACATCAGGGCGTGTCAGGTCTTTCGCAGCAGTATCAGAAGCCGTAGCCGTGTCAGTCAGTGGTTTATTGACCGCAAACGTGTTGATGGCATCTGAGCCAGTTACAGAGTCGGTCTTACCTAACCCCGGCGAACGGAAGGAGGTATCCGCCGTAGTCACTGAATCAGCAACATCGGGTCGAGTAAGTTCTTTCGTTAGTGCTTCGGCAGGCGTCACACTATCAGCAACAACTTTAGCTGTGTTGATTGTGTTTACAGCGTCCGCAGCAGTAACAGCATCCGTCGATGGCTTACCAACATGTTTAGTGTTGATTGCCTCTGCGGAGGTTACAGAGTCTGACAGGGCTTTCCCTACGTCACGCAGCGCAGTATCAGTAGCAGCAGCCGTATCTGTAAGGGTTTTCCCTACGTTCTTCGCATCAGAGTCCGCCATCGTGATGGGGTCTGGGTCAGCGTCAGGGTCGGTCGGGTCGTAGTCTACGTTGCCGTAGAACATCTTGTTGATTACGTCAGTCGCCGCAACCGTGTCAGAGAACGAGGTATTGAAGGAGATGGCTACATCGTCTGTGACCGTAGCAACATCAATCGTGACCTGACCAATATCGAAGGAGCGGAAGTCCGACATGAGGACAGTCTGGTTCTCCAGAACTGACATCGGAACCGCAAACGCAGACGCCCGAATGACAGGAGTCGGCTGCGCCGTAGCCGTGACTCCGCCAGCGGTAGCAATACCAATAGACACCGCCGAAGCAGTGGCTACCAGTATCGTCGTGACCGCAGCAGAAGCACGGATATTCGCCATCTTAGAAGTTCTCCCTCACCGTAAAGCGCAGCGTGTCATACACCGTCTGCACCTCACCGTTGAAGTTAATCGCAATCTCACCTTCATACATGCCGGGGTCTACATCAAGTACACCCCCGCTGAAATTGAATTGCACTTGCCCCGTCGTACCACCACTTAATTTTGAGCAGGAGATAGTCGAGAGCAAGGTAGTTGTGCCAGCCTCACGGAACTTGACTTGAACCACAGTCGTGGAGAGCGACAGGTCAATAGGTGAACCCGTAATATCATCAGTCAGCGTCAGGACGATGACTGGCCTTTCGTCGCCTTTTACTAAACGAATGACATCGACAGCCATAGTATCCTCACGCTAAGGGGCGCATCTGCACGGTCATCGACGCTCTCGCGTTACCGATGTTGGCGCGTGCTCTACGCTCGGTTATTTTTGAAAGGTATTGCTTGGCATGATACGTTGCCAGTTCGCGGTCACTCCAGTTCTTGTTGGGCATGACGAGCAAATGTTGCAGCGCACCGTGCATGATGACGTTCTCAAGGTCATCGAACACAGACTTATCCATGCCAGTCGCAGTACGCAGCGGCTTCAGGACGGCAATCATCTTGAGGTCGTAGGGTACAGCAGAGTCTGGCAGGGGGGCTACCACGAAATTGTCTGGGTCTAACTGGCAGATATAGCGAGGATTCGACCGCTGGTCAGGGTCAAAGTCAGGCCAGTTAGGGTACTTCATGTACAGTTGTTCTAGCGTCAACGGCTCAAGCGGGGAGCCATTTACCGACGCTGTAAGGAAAGCGTGTACCTCAGTCTGAAGCGGGTTGGTGTACGGATACTCATACACACCGGGGGTCAGACGGGTAACAGGTTGCTCGTACCGCCATGCCAACGTGCGCTCGCACGACTCAATCGCAGCATCACGAACATGTTGCTCAATGATTGGCTGAGGACAACCCGGCACACTTGGAGCCAGACGGTTGACGAGGGACATGAAAGTGCGAGTACTCATGATGCAATCACCCGTTCTTTAGGTAGCCCGGCTTCTTCCGTGTCCGTCATGACGCGAGCCTGTTCGCTAACGCCCAGAGCCTGCGTGAAGGACTGCTGGAACAGTTGGGCACGGTTGGAGTTCACATGCTCGTTGTCTACAGACTCAGCCAAGAACACAGTGCCGTCTACAACCATAGGGAAGTAGGCATCAGGAAGCAAATCTACGGTCTCAGTGCCTGCGTAGATAGGTGGCGTCTTGGCATACTCTCCAATCAGCACCTGTCCTGCGGGGGCTTTAGGGTAGATGAAGAACTTGTTGGGGTTGCGAACATGGCGCATCCAGTTCACAGCCACACCAGCAGCATCATTCATCCAGCCGGGGTAGGTTTGGTCAAGGGTTTTGCGGTCAACTTCCGTCACGCCAGCACCATCCTTGACTTGGAAAATCTCAACGATTCGGATGGAATCGGAGGGCGGAGATTGCAGAACCTGACCAGCGGTACAGGTGATTTCCCCGATGTAGGCAAAGAGGTCAGGACGCAACACCGCCATCCGCTTTAGCGTCTGGTTGGCAAAACCCAACAACACCGCATCGCTGTAACGCTGCGGTGAGTTGATGTCTTGTAGGAGGCGTCGAGCCTCTGTGACTACATCGTTGAGAATCATTCTGGCAGTCCTCGGGAGGCTTCAGCGTTAAGTTCAGCGTTCTCGACCGGAGGCTCCACAGGAATCTCATCAGCCGGGGTTTCCAACTTCAAACCAGTCTTGCGGTTCTTCTGCTTCTTGGGGATGAACTGCTCAGGGAAGGCTTCTTCTTCGGTCACTTCAACGCAAGACGGATTCCCAGCAAGAATCTCGTTCCACTCGTAAATCGTGCCTGCTTTATCTCGTAGGTAACGCATTAGGTTCTCCTTACTATTTAACTTTGTCGGATGACTCGGAGTGCGCTTAGGCTGGTTATACCCAGAGACGCCTGCGCGTTCAAGGCGTGGGTCTTTTGTATAGCCATCACACCTCCTCGTAAAGTACAGTTATCGTAGTGCCCGCAGCAACTTCGACATAAATACCGTCATCAAACAACACGCCCGGCTCAGGAAAATTCACAGCGTCGCGGCCTTTTCCATACACGGAAAAAGTATAGTTCGGCTCTGAGCCTGTGGGGACGGTGTTTATGTCGTAGAACTTGTAGGACGAGTCACCGGAGAGCGGATGGAAAATCATCAGCATCTTAAACAGAGCACGCTTCTGAGTGGCAAAACCATTCGCAGTCAGTTGTACTGCTTTCAAGACACCAGTTGCCATTTCCTATCTCCTTGGAAGAAGGGGGCCGAGGCCCCCTAGCTTTTAACTTACGTCTGCAACAACAGCAAACACGCGAATCTTGCCAGTTGTAGGAGCAGCAGTATTGATTAAGAGGTCAATAGTGTCTGCAACTTTAACGGCAGTCGGGTTAGCCAAGTCTGCAACAGTGTAGCCAGCGGTGCTAATAGGCGCATCGTTGGCGTAGCAGTTAGCAGCAGCAGGCGAGCCGCCAGTGAAGCCAAGGTCAAACGTGGCAGTGCTGGTGTCAGCCGTCACCACTTCGATACCAGCAGTCAGAACAACTGCGTTGGCAGGAAGGTTGATAACTTGCAGCGTGTCGGCAGCAGCCAGTGCAGCAGCACCAGCAGCAGTACGAGCAGCGTTGATAGCAGCAAAGTCGAGTTCAACTTCAAACTTCGATACAGCATTGACGCTAGCCGGGAATGCAGCGGCCCCCTTATTAAAGCCAATCGAGTCGGTATATGTTGCCATTTCAAATATCCTAAATAGTTACGCAAGGGGGACCAAAGCCCCCCCGATTGATTACGCCAGAGTCACAACGCCTTGAGCCAACGCTTCAGGTTTAACGACTTTGTAGCCGTAAACTTGCAGGCCACGGATGACGTTACCGAAGGTGACTTCAGAACGCAGAGTTTCCATTTCTGTCATCTGCGAAGCAAAAGTGAAGCCCATCTTGTGACCAGCAATAATGCTGAACTTGCCGCCAGTAGCGACGTTCAGGTTATGGCTCATGTACACAGTGAAGCGGTCAATCATGCCCAAACGACCGTTACGGAGAACAGAAACGCTGTCACCAGTCAACGAAGCGTCTTTCAGGTCAGACTTTTTAATCAGACCAGCCATCTTCGCAGGGATAACAACGAAACGGTCACTCTCAGGAGCGTTGGCTTCGTCAAGCACAGTACCGAGGTCAACCAGATACTCAAGCACGTTGGTCTTGGTAACAGCAACCGGAGTACCAGTAGTGCCGAGGTTGATGTTGCCAGAGATACGACCAGCGGTTGCGCCCTTGTTCAGAGCAGAGATGTCCGGCAGGATGTCGGTCAACACACGTTGGTCAATCTTAATCTTCATACGCTCAGAAGCGTCCTTAGACCAAGTGTCCATCAGGTTGATGTCCGACTGAACCTTGTCCACGTCGTCCTCAACGCAGGCGAAGTACTCGCCCTTGTCGATGACCAACTGGATTTTCGGCCTGTCAGGGTTCTCAACGCTCAGCGTCTGACCCTTGACATAGGTTTTGATGGTGATTTCAGGAGTGGTACGGATGTTGACCGTATCACCCATGCGGCGAATCTCACCTTCATAGTTGGTGTTAGAGATTGCTGCGAGCACAGTGGTGTCGTAGAAATTCTCAATCAGTTTACCCGACCAAATTTCGGAGATGAAGTTACCCGAGTAGTTCGGGCGACCAGCGGCTACGGGAAATCCCATGATATTACTCCTCTAATCAAGCGTTCACAGTTATGCGCCCATCTCGCTGTGCAGCGAAGATGTCGCGTTCGATGCGGTCACGCTCTGCTTCGCGCCCTTTGTACTTGCCTTCACGGACAGCATTAAAGAACTCTCTAATGTCGTCCGGCGAGTACGTCTTGGCGTTTGAACCTGAAGGGCTACCAGTGTTCCGGCCTTTGCCCGGAGCCACTTGGCGTTCAAGTTCGGAAGCAGACACATTCCGGCGGGTGTTTTGAGCAACATTGGCTTGTCCAGTAATCTCAAGCCAAGACTTGAAGAAGTTACCAACTCTCCGCACATCGAGGGCACTTTGTGCGTCCTCAAGGATGGTTTGGCGGGTGATGCCAGACAGTGGGTCAACCTCCAACAGCCATGCTTGGAAAGCAGGGTCGTTGTTGATGTCCTTCCACTGAGGGACAAAACCGGACAAATCCGACCAGAATTGCTGTTCGGCAGACAGAGCCTGACGTTGCACCACGGCGTTAACCTGCGGTACGACGTTTACCTGCAACTGTTGTAGCAGGCGGTCAATCTGTGCAATCTTCTGCGCCACAGGGATGAGTTCTTCACGAGTCACACGACGCATAACGTCAAGCGATTCGCCGTACTCATCTTGGTCTTGCTGCGTAATCAGCGGCTCATCAACGACTTGCTGCTGTTGCGTAGCACGACTCTGCTGCGAGATGGTTGCCAGCAACTGCTCCATTTGTTGTAGTCGGCCTGTCAGTTCTTTGTTCTGATGGTGCAGACGAGGAACCTCAGCGTTGTACATGCCTTGGAGGGTGCGGTACTTCTGATTCAGTGTTTCTTCTGGGTCTTTTCCGTCCCCATTCGTGTGCTCACCACTTGAGGACTGAGCAGCATTGTTCGTTCCAGCGTTCTCGTCGGCAGGCGGGACGTTGTTATCCACGTTCTCAGTGGGCGGAGTTCCACCGTCGGCAGGAGGATTTTGTCCTTCGCCATTGGTTCCATCACCATTGAGTTGTTTATACAAGTCCTGTACGGCCTCGGTCTGTTTACGAATTTGCTCTGGAAGTGCCATGATTAAACGCTCCTATCGGTATGCGTGGATTAGACGGCGAGTCATATCAGTGAGACTTTGCCGCTAGTTCAGGGGACTCTTTGACGAGTTTGTACAACTCGCCCAAAACTTGGCATCGCCCCTGCATCAATGCCGCGTTGTTGAGAGCAGAAGGAAGTTGCTCTAGTTCGTGCATACGCCAAGCAGCAAAGAACTCAGCCAACTCAGGGTACTGACGCACCATGATGGCTAGAGCATTGACTACTTTCTCGTCTGGACGAATCATGCCGCCCTCCCACTTGCCCTACTCTGCACTACGTTCGCTTCCATCCCGCCTTTGGGAGAACCGTCCGGCTGCATCGGCACACCGGATGCTTGGTCAGCGGCTAAGGACTGAGCGGCAACAGCCGCAGCCTTGTCCATGAAACCAAGCTTCTCCCGAGACGGAACAACTGCGTCCACAGGCATTTGCAACCCTTTAGCCACCTCACGAAGAATCGCGGTGCGACCATCCTTACCAATAATTTCCATATCAAATTGATTGGCGGTTGCGTTAAGAAATTCGATGCGGCGCACGTTGACAGTCTCTTTGACCGCCAAGTTGACTGCGCCACGAGCGATGACTTGAACATCGCCCTTGATGCTTTCATCCTCGTCGTATCGCATGTTGTACACGAACTGACGCTGAACAATCGGTTTGATTACGTCTTGGTCAATATGACCCACCACTTGACGGATACCCTTACCAGCAGCACCCATCAGCATGGACAGGCCGGACGATGTACGTCCTGCGCCCTGCACGTTAAGGTCGCCATACAGGTAGGCCGGGATGCCGGAGTGGTCATCAGCCAAGCGAGCAAACTTCTCATAGACAGCCATGAGAGTTTGAGCATTGTCGTCAGGCTGCGTGAAGCGCACAGCAGGTGCACTCGACCCCATCGGGTCGTTCGTAACCTGCCAAATCTTCCACGGGTGCATCTGAGTGATGTCCTCGTTCGGAGGAATACGCTCAAGGTTCACCTCGACCTGCGGGCCAGAGGAGATACCCATGTTGTTCACCAGTGCGCGAGCAGCGGCGTTACAGACGTTCTGGATGTCTTCGATAATCTCGGGGATACCTTTACCCCAGAAAGCACCGGGGCACTTGATGAACGAAGTCTTGCAGTACGGCTTCTGACCCAGTGGGTCATAGTTCAGCGTAGCCTTGATGACGTAGTTACCAATCATCCAGACGTTCGCATCGTACTCACGGGCTTCGTCAGGGATTTCTTCTTCGGTCATGCCCCACTCGCGGAGCATCTTGCCGGAGACCTTACCCCAGAACTCAAGAGCATCGAACACATCAGTTGGTCGCATGTAGGAATAGAACTTGCGCTCCTCCTCTTGCTTAATCAACTCAACGTCTTCGTTAATCCAAGATGGGCCTGCGCCTTCATCTAGGATGGTACGAATTGCATCTTCGTCGTAGCCCGGCACACCGATGAGGTCAGACAGGTCAGTACGAGAAAGCGGGTGGTGTTCAAAGATGTAGCCTTCCTCGATACGGGAGATACCCGGCTCGGGATAGATACGGAACGGGTCAACACGCTCAAACTCAGGAGCGAGTCTTTCAATCGGGTCAACCACTGTGCGACCCATCTCTGTCTTCCACCCCAGTGCACGCTGACGGCGTACCACCGGGCCTTTGATGAAGGCAGCAGGGAATGTCACGAGGTCAGTCACGAAGTCGTTGAACGAATCAGCCCAGCCGCCTTGGGCGAACTGGTCTTCAATCTTCAACTTCATTTTGTCCGCACGGTTCTGTGCGTCTTGCAGAATACGGAAGCGGTACTCCTGAGAGACCATCTCCTTAATCTGTGCCATCTCGTCACGGTTCGGAGCCTGCTGACGGGTTTGCAGCATCTCCAACACACGGTTGGCGAAGATGTCCTGAATCTCCTGCGATTGTGCAGGTGAGAGGTCAGGGATGGGAGTAGACACGATGTCCCACGGGGGCGTGCCTTGGTCAAGCAGAATGTCACGGAGCCAAGATTCCGCTGCGCGGCACTTGACCTCAGTAATCATCATGTAAATCTCAGAGCCGCCTTGGGCTTTGATTTGCTGCAACTTGCTGGCTTCGTACTCACCGTTACGCTGACGTAGCGCAGTGAGCATCTTATCCTCGATGGGCTTCTTGGCAATCTTCGCCACATCCCAGCACTGACGCAGGTACGAGGCTAGACCCAACACCATCGGTTGATTCTGCCGCTCTTGCATCGCCTGAGCAGCAGCATCTTCCTGTTGCTGAAGTTCAGCGTTGGAGACTACACGAAGGAGGGACAGCCCAGCCATGTTTATTTATCCCAGTAGGAACAGGTGTTGTATGTATCCTTGGCTTCATCCTTTTCTTCCAGCAAGTCCATTGCGTGCTTGGGATGCGTGCCTTGGTTCACCATCTGCGCGGCTTGGCGCAGCATTTCAGGACGGGTAATCGTACGGTCTTTGTTGAAGTTATCCTGCTCCATCAAACCTTTTTTATAGAGCATACCGCCAGTAACTAGACGGGGTTCCAGTGGAACATCTTTACCGCCAGTCTTGGTCATTACAAATTCGGAGCGGGGCTGTTTGGCAGTAATACCAGAGCCATCCATCTTGGGATTGGTTGAGTATATCGTTGAGCCTTTGCCTACTTTAATCGCCATGTCAGCCTCCTTGCCGGACACACTATCACATATTGTAGTGTGGTTCTACCAACAAGTATACACACTGTCAAGATAGTTACACAAGAAAAAAATGCCCCGGAGCGAACTCGACGGGGCGTAACCCACAGAAGGAGATGTGGGAGGATGACAACTTCTGCAAAGAAGTAAGGACATTATATCAAGTCCAGCCTAGGCTGGCAACGGGTTTAATATCCCGGC